GGTATATTGATGCATTAAGATCTTTTGGTTATATGTTTGAATCTAAAGATTTATCGTTACAGAAAGAAATTGCTGATGGTATTCTTTCAGGTAAGTGGTATATGGACGGTGACATATTTACGAATGGTCAGATGTCTTTAAATGTTAAATATAATCCGTTAAATATGATTCCAAATGATCCTAATGATATAAATGAAGTATTGATAATACCAGAGAGAGCACGGATTGCTCAAGAATCAAGATCATTGTTAAGAAAATACAAAATACCAGTTTCTAGATCAGTTGACTATTTAAGAAGAGGAAGACAATCTATTATAGATGCTATTGAAACCACAAATGAGTATTCAAAGATTTATAATATTTCTTTACGTCGTACTAACTTAGCTAAGTACAATGGGATTGTTAAAGGCAAAATGCTTAAGAAAAGTATTTTAGATATAATAATTCCAATGATTAAGATAGAGAAAATTAATGAAGTTAAACTTAGTGAAGATAGTGGTAGGGCGAATTTCTTAAAAGTGTGTCCAAATTATATAACAAATTGGAAGTTAATAGCAGGTTATAATCTTTCTACTAATGTTGGAGGGATTGATAGAGATGTGATTGAGAGGATTTTGAGAAAAGATACTAATTTTCCGAGAAATATTAGTCAAGACACTTTTTTAAGAGTTGTAACAAATCCTGAAATTATATTTTCTTACACAATATTTAAGTTAGTTCTCCAGTATATGGGTATATCTGGGGATTTAGCTCGTGAATTGTATTCAGAAATTACTAGAAATGCATTTTCATATCTAATGACTGTTGAAGGTGGAGGGTATTCAAGTAGTATTGAAAGTCTCACAAATTTCAACATTTCACATGATATAATTAAAGAGTATTACGAAACTGATGTAGAATTTACATCTGTAGGTGAAAATATCATTGATGGTATTATTCTGTTGTTGATCCAATCCGAGTTAGATAAAGATATTGTTTGTAAGTATTTAGTAACATTAGAAGAAAATAGTAGGTTTATCGAATATATAAGTCTATACGCATAGTCTATGAGACGTTTTTGC